TCATATTGTTGGCAATTTAGTATATGAATGGATCGATAGTTTACCAAGTGGTCATCCTTTTACAACTATTATTAATAATTTCTATAATGCTCTTGCTTTTAGATATTGTTGGTATAGAGTGAATAACAATTCTTATCGTTTTATTACTAATTTTTCCAAGTACATTTATCTCGCTGTACAAGGAGACGATAATGTATTTTCTGTCCATCCTGATTACATATCAAAGTTTACTGAATCCACCATTGTTCCTTATATGGCGGAGATCGGTTTAACTTATACTTCCGATATAAAAGATACTGCCAATATAGCCCTAAGAAAACTTTCTGAAGTCACGTTTCTTCAACGCTCCTTTAGATACGAACCGTTTTTTGACGCGTTTGTAGCTCCATTAAATTTAAATGTGACACTTCAGATACCTTTCTGGACAAAAAAAGGTGTTCACTCTATAGAAATTACTCAAGATAATTTGAATACTTCTATGAGAGAACTTTCTTTGCACCCGAAAGAAATTTTCAAGGAATGGGCCCCTCGTATAATTCAGTCATCGGAAAAATTCAATTTCAAGTTTCCAATCACTAATCGAAGTTTGCTTTTGGCACTGGTTCGTGATCTTGAACTTTTCTACTGATTAAAACACGTCGGCCGCGACGTTAAACACGAGAGTCCTGGCTTTCTCCAGGAGAGAACAAAACTCTTCAAATTGTCGGCTTGCTCTTTCGATCCGTAGATATGAATACAATTAGCGAAGACTCAATATTATCTAACTGCGTAGAGCATTAAAGTCCTACCGTATTTACGGTTACTGGTCAGGATGGGACGGTGGCGCCCCCACCATTATCCAGGCCCCTTCGCACACTCTTGCCTAAATTAACGCGTGAAGCAAGAAAATCAAAGCGTTGCTATTGAAAACAATAATCCTTTGTTTGTTTCTGAAAACACTCAAGCTACGGCCGCTGCTTCGAATGCGGTCCCCAATAACACTACGAATTTTACAAATGATGAAAGCGTCGAGATTGCCAAGATGCCACACATCCCAATACATTCTGATTATCTATTGTCCACTGATACTCAGATTGCAACTGATATCGTCGATTTTCTTAACAAGCCTATCGTAGTTCAAACAGGTATAATTCAACCATCCGATACTTCTACAACTTTTTCTTTATTAGAAGTTCTAGCGTCCCATGTTTCAAACGACGTTGCGAACAGAAAAGTAGCAGGGTTTTTAGGTATCAGAGCAACACAAGTTTTAAGACTCCAGATAAATGCAAATCGCTTTCAACAAGGTCGATACATTTTGTTCTGGATTCCTTTCTGTGGCGGTGGTAGTAATAGCTTCAATTCTAACGGTCTTTACGAGGTTAAAAGAAGACGCGCCAATAAAACCACTGTTACTCAACTTCCCCACGTTGAAATAGATATCAATTCTACTACTGAAGCTATATTGGAGATTCCATTTGTTTCCGTATTTCCCTTTTATCCTTTGCCTTCAACCAATGGTAACGGTTTTTGCTTAGGTTATTATGGGTTATACCCTTACTCTCCTTTATCTGTCCCTTCAGGTCTCACAGTAGCTCAATACACTATCTATTCTTCTTTAAAAGATGTAAAATTAGTTGCTCCAACTATTCCCCAGATGTCTTTCTCTAGATCCAAAAGATCCGGCAACCCCACTGAAGCTGAACAGTCAGAAAAAGGACTAGGTCCTCTTAGCGGAACTGCGTACCATATTAAAGCAATTGCAGACTTAGGTACGCTCTTTGTTCCCACCTTATCCTTTATTTCACAACCAGTTTCATGGGCCATGGATATTGTTAAAAAGGTTGCTTCAACTTTTGGATATTCCAATCCCATCGATCTCTCTAATGTTACTCGTGCCGTACAGACCCTTCAGCCTTTCGCGAATAATTGTGACATGATCGATGCCTCAATGCCTCTCTCTTTATTCGGACGTAATCAAATTGAAATTTTACCAGGTTTTGCTGGTTCTGATGTAGATGAAATGTCAATTGACTACTTCAAAACAATACCAGCTTATCTTTCTAGTTTCACTATGACTACAGCCCAAACTGCAGGAACAAAATTATACGATCTCAATTTCGACCCGTCTGCTATGTATAATACCTTTATAGATACTGGAGCCGTTACAACATATACCAATACTCCACTTACCTTTCTTGTCAAACTTTTTCAAGTATGGAGAGGTTCGATCCGAGTGACTTTCAAAATTGTAAAAACTGAATTTCATTCGGGTCGTATTGAAATCGTATATATTCCTCAGGAACCTTTAGGCGCCAATGGCCAATCTTCCACATCGTCTACAGCAACCAATCGAGCATATGTACATCGAGAAATTGTTGATATCCGTTCAGGTACTCAAATCGATATTCTTCTCCCATATATATCCATTGCTCCTTGGCGTATTTTAGGTGATGTCCTAGGTAGTATGCAAGTGTATGTAGTAAATGAGCTTCTTGCTCCTCCTACTGTCTCTTCCTCTATTACGTTTTTAGTTGAAGTAGCTGGAGGTCCAGATTTTCAGGTCAACATACCTCGCAATCACTCCATGGTGCCCATTATACCCACAGCTCCCCAAATGTCCTTCCGCACGAAAGGAAATGATCATGCTATCGTTACTGAAGAATTGGGTAACTCTTCTAATCCAGATGTTACTCTTTTAGAATCACGCGTATGTATTGGTGAACAAATTATGTCTTTTAATTCTCTTTTGAAAAAAGCAGAAATTTTTTTATCATATACTCCCACTGCTCTTCTTCCTACCTTAGCTGTTGATCCTTTCTCTACACCGGTCTCCATCAATCTCTCAGGTGCTATTGTTTCAGGTGAACCGGGTTCATTTGCCGACAATTATACTGTAATATGTCAATGTTACGGTATGGTTCGAGGTG